GCTACAAACCGATCCATATGTTATCACAACGTACCCCTCCCGTTAGCGAAACATGCGTCACCGCCAAGTGACACAACAAATTCTATACAACGAAGTTGGGCTAACTCATGTGGTGTACCTTTAAATACCCAATCGCCTTTTTTAACTTCACGCATTACAAATTGACCTATTGTTGTACCTACCATTTCAGGCGTTACTAAGACTGGGCGAATACCGATAAGGTCGCCCGACTTAATTCTCTCGTTCATTTGTTTCGAATCGTTCATCCAACCGTAGCGTATAAGTCGCCCCGACTTATCTTGACACGCACCGACCTGATTACGATACAACCGAACACCCTTCTCGGACGCTTCGAGTCGTACCGCGTTCGACACAGCCGCTTCGGACTTACCGACGAGCGGCTTAACGTCCTCGGGGTGCGTTAACATACGTTGTAACTCGTCGAGCGCTTCGGGCGTTACGCCGTGGCGTTTAGCCCAATCACTTAGTATCATCGTCGACTAACTCCACTAAATCTTGACAAACCCAAAAACCGAACCCGTCTTTACCTTCCCCGTA